CAAGTAGCCAAATATACTCCCCAATATTCGCTTCGGGTAGAATTACCTTCAATGGATAGATATTGTTTATAGTGCTGTAGTGTTTCCATTAAATTCTTCCGGTGTTTCCCCTAATGTTGCTGAGATATGTTTGATACTTTTAATTGTAAAACTTCTCCATTCATTTTTTTCTAAATCAAAAACACGCATTGAAGTGGTGCTTTCTTTTCTAGGTTTTTTATCTTCGGTAACTAACTTAGGTTCTACCTTAGGTAGTAGTTCTGGATCCAATGTGCATTTCATCACACGCTCGGAGCCATCTTTTTTAGTAAATGTAATTGTGACTGGGATAACTTTTAATACTCCACCCAACCATTCAGTTAGTTTATCCCAGTCTTTGTCTGTCCACTCGGTAGTGATGTTCATTTCTTTTCCTGTTCTTTCCATGTTGTGAAAAAGTTTTTCATTTTGGTTTCTTCATCCCAAGAACTACCATAGTCATTGTCTACATCACATAATGCCAATGCTTCCTCTTTTGTAACAACACGATGACTAACAATTTGTTCACCCAAATGTTCTTGGCTAAACTCTTTAGCTTCGTTCATTGTAACAGTATCCAATGCCCATTCACTCTTGTCTTTACCATAATCATCAGTCCCGAGAGGAACCTCAACCATGTATCGCATGCGGAAAGTGCTTACTGCTTCAACAAGCACCAATTGTGTTTCTTTCTTTGTCATAGTATATGATCCATCTTTGTTATCGTGCCATTCTAACACATCACCTTCTTTCCAACCTGTTTCTTCTAACATGTCGGGAGGAAATTCTAAAATACAATCACCTGTTTCCGGGTCTTCTTTTAAGTCAATAAGATATTGTTTCATAATTTGTCTTTAGATAAGTTATATTTTTCTGCACGTTCCTCTTCACAAGGTGTACAGTAGGTATGTATCCAACCACCACCTCGACTTTTGCCTGGGTTTCCGCAACCTTCGCAAGTTACACCTGACATAGATTCTGCCATACGTACCATACCGTCAATAACATCATCACCACCTGTGTAATAAAACCGCAGTGTACCAAACTTTTCTTTAACTTGATCCAATGTTACTTGCGGAATTGATTCTGGAATTTCTCTAAACTCTCCAGCAACAATTTCTGCTAGACGTTTTTCTTTATACTCGTCATTAGGTTGAGCCTTCGTAGTGTCTTCAAACAGGTCAACGTTTCCAGCTTTGGCCTGTGCGGCCATTTCATTGTAGTCAATAGCCCACTTGCGCTGTTTCTCTCTCCAATCGATGTGATGTTGAATATTACCCATCAACTGATCCAAGATATTAAACCAACCATCACCACATTCAAAGCCCCAACACATACAAGTTTCCTGCATGGGCTTGTCACGGTTCACCATCATCTTTGGATACTTTTCACACAATAATTTATCTAGTTCTTGTTTCATATAATCATCCTAATAAGTCCAATAGAGTCAATTGTGGTTAACAATATATAGTTAGCCAGCATGCCAAAAGATTTCCTAGTCCAACTAGCCCAAGCATACATAGCACAGCCAAGAATCCAAACAGGATAAAGAGCAAGTAGCGGGGGATTGGGGACTGTGAATGCCATAACAATACTGCAACCAATACTAATAGCCCATGCAAGAAGCTCAATAATAAAGCGAATTCTGTTAGACTTAAAGTCATCTTTGATCCAAGAAAAAATTCCATAAAAAATATCGTTCATAATATATTATATACTATGAACGATATTATTGCAATTCATTTGGTCATTGATTACAAGTACGTGTACGAGTTATTGATCCATCTGGCTGTTGCGTTTCAGTCCAAGGCGTGCATATTTGATTAGACTGACCCACTGTAGGTTGTACTACAATTTGTGTTTCTTGTCTACGGTTCATTACATCAATGATGATTGCGGTTCCTATTGCACCTGCAATAGCTGGTCCCACCCAATCATTATTTCGGTATACAACCACAGGACTATGGTGATGATTTATGTGGCGATGATCCACATGACGATATCCATAACATGCAGGATGTTTATGGTCAATACCTCTGCGACAATCAATTGCAAATGCGGGCACTGATACTGCAAGTGCCAATGTTACTAGAATTTTTTTCATATTAGATACATGTTCCATTTGAAAACTCCTTTTGACTGAATGAGACTCTATTATAGACCCAAAACCATTTGTTGTCAATTTTTTTCAAGTCCCTATATACTATTTAACGTTTTAAATAACTATTACGTTGACATGTTATCCTAAATCCTGAGGATAATCATCCATAAATTCATTTAGTTCGGATTCAGCTATTACCTTTTTCAGAATTTCTTCAACCAGTTGATTCAATGTGATATCACGTTTATGTGCTTCCATAAACAATTGCATCATCAAATCATCATCCAAATCTAGAGGGACTTGGACACGATTATCAAATTCTTCTCCGTTAAACATAGCCTCTGCCTTTTCAAAGAAATCTTCTTCTACTTCCAAATCAACCCACTTAACATCATCCCATGCTTGGTCAGGATCTACTTTGCGTTTTTTTGACTCAATATGATAAGCATCCTTATGATCTGGATTTAACCAACGATAAGGTTTTTTATCTTTTTCCCATGCCTCAGTTTTAACGGACACTTCGGCACAATATACTGTTTGGTCAACTGTGCTATACAACACCGATAGGTGAGCATAATCACTTTCATAATCTAGGTATCGTGCATCTGGATAGCATTGCCACTGATATTCACTACCACTAGTAATGCGGTGATCGGTAATTTCATTTATTTGACTTAAATGCATTTTCTTGTCCTTTGTAGTGTTCAATAATAGGTTCAATGTCGTTATTATATATCTGTTCCATCGTTTTGTAAAGCATTTTGGCATCCTGCTCAGTCATGCCTGATGTCCAATTTGGTTCACCGGGAAATTTACGTAGCCCGTAGTCATGTCTATATGAAAAACACATATCGTGTATAATTTCTTCTTTAGTTTTCATTTAATCACCTGAATCAATTTGATAACGATCTCCGCAATGTTGACAAGTGTAACCTGTTAAACAACGGCCATCATTGGTACTCTTATAATTATGTGTACAGGGTACCCCTTCACTATTTAATCGTACTTCACCTTTTGCGGTACTGTACATATATTGACCACCGCAATTGTGACAAGGGCGGTTGGTTTTATCTTTATTCCAAGAATAAGTTTTTTCTTGTTCTGTCAAATTGACATAACAAGTTCCGTTACATACAGGACATACTCCATATCCATCTCTCATTTTAGAATCCATCCTTTATAATAATTGACAGTCCCATAATGATAACAGGCATCATAACAATGATTAGGTTGGTAATTGCTTGCATAATAATTTCCTTTTTACTGTTTATAAACTAAACTTTTGGTCTCTGTGACTGTCACAGGACATACAAAATACATTACATCACGACCTTGCATATCTTCTTCAACATTGAGGAATTCCACTTCGGTTGTTAAATGTTCTTTGGAACATTCTGTACAAATTACAATAAATTTTTCATTCATTATTGATACTCCAAAAGGTCAGCAACATGGTCATCATACATATATTGTAATGTATATCTTACACTATCACGCACCGAAAAGTTTACACGGTTCAATGTGTAATAGTGTTTGAAAAACATTTCATCACCCCGAGCCATAGCATACTTTTCGGCTCTTATAAGGAAGTCCATTATTTAACTCCAAATGTATTCAATGCTGGTTGCATGGTGTTGATTAATTCTGTCTCACGTGCATGAGCAGGACGCTTTCCTCGAACAACTTCAACAACACCAAATACAAAACGCTCGGCGCCTTGTTCACGCAAAGCACGACTCAGACCCCAGTTTTTGTTTTCTGTCATAGCACGTTGCATATGTTTTTGCATACGACGGCGTAGTGTCAAAAACACATTGCCTTTATATGACAATGCGGTAAGTCCAACATAGTACTCAAGTGTCTGTACATCTTGGATGTAATAGATAACTTGATTTCTGTCAGTTCTACGTTTGCGGTTGATTTTCGAGTTCATAGATGAATTATATACTAAAACCCATTTATTGTCAAATTTCGGCTATTATATAAGTTAGTTGGTACTAACTTAGGATAATTCCTATACTTGTGAGTCAGTATACACTCCGGACAACTCTATCGATTTTGAAGCACCTAAGATACAAAATGAGTACTTTTTACTACAAAATATGTAATACTTGAGTATTACTTTTCTTCAGTTTTGATAGCTTCTTTTACTACTGGATATTCGTAGTTTGTAGTGTCTAAATTTTCACGGAAAATAATAGCACCATTCTTTAGATGGAATCTGCGAGCCATATTTGTTTTAGGACTTAGGGTTACAAACCTAGTGACACTTGGGTATTGTTCTTGTATCCCTTTAACAGCCCTAAACAACAACTCTTGACCTTTGCCACTCTTGTAACTCCATATGGTATAGAATATAGCAGTAGTGGGAACTTGTGCAGTTTTATCTAAATCTTTAATATCTGCTGGAATGAAATCATGGAAGCTAACACATACCATTGCTTCAGGATTACTTTCTTCATCAGTTAATGCCGCAACCATTCTACCATCACTAACACGAAAATCTTTTGATATCTCCGGACGAACAGGATCATCTTTGATAAACTCCAATAGTGTGTGTGAAAGGTCTTTGATGAATTGTAGCATAATGTTATTTATACATATATTATAAAATGTGTTTAATTCCAATATTTAGATGAGTCTAAGCTATCCCAATATTTTTTATTGTTACGGTTAATAAAATTTTGGATTAAGTACTTACCCATTCCAAAATATCCCATCTTTTTAAATCTACGACTGTCTTGTCCAAAATGATGTTTAACAATCTTAAACTTTTTAGGGCTGTATTTCCTTGACAAAAAGTAATCCTCTGATGTGGCAAACTGTTCTGGGAATCCACCGTATTCTTCAAACTTATCTCTACGTGTTAACATAAATGCTCCGACTGCAAAGGGCGAGAAATATTTCAATGCATGATTTATGGTGTTAAACAGAGTAAATCCAAGCATTGCTCTCGGGTCTTTGTCATAACACTTGATGTTTAAACCAACGAGGTCCAAGTTCTTTGATTCAATTACTTCAACTGCGTCCTGAATGACAGTGTTCTTAAAGAAACGAACGTCAGCATCAATAAACAAAATATATGGTGTAGTGACTAATCGTGCTCCATTATTTTTAGCAGTAGAGACAGGTCCTCCCTCAATGATTTCAATGTTTAATTGAGTACTATTATCTTGTATAACCTGTCTAGTGTTGTCTGTAGAACAATCAGCAATGATAACTCTAGTATTGCCAATATTTTGTGAACGCAATGCGTCTAATAAATGATGGATATAATTTTTCTCATTCTTGCAAGGTACTACGATTGTAATTTTATCACTTATTGTTTTTTGCATTCTGATATCACCTTAAAACTTTCAAATTTTAGTTTGTACTTAATTGTACTTAATGCCTGTTGGCAAGTCTGTTGATCTTGAAACGTCAATTCTATCCTCCCCGGAATATCCTTTGGATCGTTTATATGAACTGCTAGTATTATCAGTATCCACATCGTCTTTCTCCTTGGTCCATGTTATAATTTCCCACTTCCCATTCCAATGCTCTACAAGTGCTGTACAACTTTCAACCCAGTCACCGTCATTCATATAAGTGACACCGTCTATCTGTTTGATTTCAGCGTGATGTATGTGTCCGCATATCACGCCATCAAATCCACGTTTCTTACAGTAGCCTGCTAAATTCTTTTCAAACTGAAACATAAAGTCCACAGCTTTTTTTACTTTGTGTTTGAGATATTTACTCAATGACCAATAACCAAACCCCATCTTGTGACGTATCCAGTTAAATTTTCCATTGAGATACAATACAAAGTCATAAGCCTTGTCTCCTAAAAAACTGAGCCACGGTGCTAACCTAGTGATGCCATCAAACAAGTCACCGTGTGTAACAAGATAGTGTTTACCGTCTGCACCTATATGTTCTATTTGATTGTGTATTTCTACTAGACCAAAACTAAATCCATATGGAATCATTGGTCTTAAAAATTCATCGTGATTCCCTGCTACATAAACTACTCTAGTACCGCGTTTAGCATGTCCTAGTATGCGGCGGACTACGTTCGTATGGCTTTGTTTCCATTGCCACTTATTTTGTTGTATGCGCCAAGCGTCTATAATATCGCCCACAAGATATAATGTATCACAAGAGTTATGTTTAAGAAAGTTATTAAGTTTACCGGCTTGGCTATCTTTAGTTCCAAGATGAACATCACTTACAAAGATAGAGCGGTAGGTTTTTTGCATACTATTTTTATTATTATAAAAGTGCTGGTTACGAGTTCCAGCGCCACTCAATCGGTGTGGTCGGTTTACTTAATCTGTGTCCAAACACGCTCACGGATCTGTTTTGTCAGTGCGTCGGGCAATGGTACATAGTCTAAGTCTGTAGCATCTTTCTTGCCGTTTTTAAATGCCCAATCAAAGAACTTTAACACTTCATTGCTGGTAGCCTTGTCCTTAGGCTCTTTGTACATAATGATGAAACTTGCTGAACTAACGGGCCAAGCATTGGGATTACGTTGATCCACAATACTCAATCCCATACCAGGAACACTGAACCAATCAGCACCATCGGCTGCGGCAGCAAATGTTAAATCATCTGGACTTACATACTTGCCTGCTTTGTTTTGTAGTTGCAGGAATATCATGTTGTTTTTCTTAACATACGCATACTCTACATAACCGATAGAGCCTTTAACTCTGTTCACGTTGGCAGCAACACCTTCATTGCCTTTGCCACCGATACTGTTTGCTGCCGGCCATTTAACTGCGGCACCTCGACCTACTTTACTCAACCACTCAGGACTAACAGTAGCAAGATAGTCTGTCCAGTTAAATGTTGTGCCTGATCCATCAGCACGATGCACAATAGTGATTGGTGCATCTGGTAATGCTTTACCTGGATTCAATGCCACTAATTTAGGATCATTCCACTTAGCAATAGTACCCATGAATACTTCAGCCATTACAGGTCCAGTGATGCGTAGTTCCCCGGGCTTAATACCGTCTAAGTTAACTACTGGAACTGTTCCACCAATGATAGCAGGGAATTGTATTTGTCCATTTGCCGCCAACTTGTCTCCGGTAACAGGTGCATCTGTTGCGCCAAAGTCAACTGTCTTTGCGTTGATTTGTCTAATGCCACCTGAACTACCAATGCTCTGATAGTTTAAGCTGACCCCTGTGGCTTTCTTATATCCTTCGGCCCATTTAGAATAGATAGGCATTGGAAAAGTCGCACCAGCGCCTGTGATTTCTGCGCTAATTGCGACTGTTGATATTAACAATGCACCTAATAATGCTGTCAGTTTTTTCATGTAATGGTCTCCTTGTGTGTTGGTATTACACAATTATTTAATCAGAAAATTGTGACAATGATGTGACAATAGTGTGACTATTTAACCAAAAAAATAGAGACCGAAGTCTCTATTTTACCAAAAAAATAGAGACCGAAGTCTCTATTTTACATTGTAGGACCGTTTCCACTTTTGAATCCAACTGAGCCACCTTCTGCCTCGATGCGTTTGATAACGTCTTCGAATAAGATAGGAGTAAAGTCTGTTTGCTCAACACAAACACAATGATAACGAACATCGTTTTCATCACTGTATAATGTTTTGCCTGTCGTAGCATCAATGCCCCTAGCCTTTTTCACTCTGTTAGAATGTAAATGACCATGAATGTTGACACCAAAACGACCTAAGCTAGCTTCGTGTAATGGGATATGACTTAAAATCATTCCGTTCATTACATGATAAGCACGTAACTCACGAAAGTACCTGCGATACTCATCGTCACGGAAGATATCATGATTGCCACGAATTAACACCTTGTCGCCGTTCAAACGATGTAATGTGTTTAATGATTTTCTGTTAATAACCACGTCACCTAAGTGATAAACTTTATCGTTAGGTCTAACAGTGTCGTTCCAACGTTTAATCATTTCCTCATCCATCTCATCTGGATCAGTCCATGGTCGAATTTTTGTGACACCGTCTGCTTCTGTGAATCTACACACTCCGGCATGACCAAAGTGTGTGTCACTTGTTAAAAATACTGCGGGCATATTATTTCCTTCCAATTCGTTCTGCAATCTTCAGTTTCAGCATCTGGCGATATTCATTGTGCCAGCTGTATTCAAACTTGGGATGTTCTTGTACAAACTTTTCGGCCTGCTTCAACAGTGCCTCAAGTTGTTTTGTTGACTTTGAAGCATAGTGTGCTTCATGGTCAAAGTGTTTTGTAGTGTAACCCATACTATGCTCCTTTCTGTGTAAGACACTATTATAAACCCAAAACTCTTATTTGTCAAGTGAGTATGTTATACTCGTTCTTTCTTTACTCGGCCTATTCGGCTTGCTTTGTTCCAGTCATACGCAACGCCATCAGGACACTTGCCATCTACTACACTATCAACACCAAACATACCGCACACTTCAAAGTCTGTGCCTTTGATAGATACAAATTCATTCATCTTCTTAGCTAAGAACATAGCATCATCCAATGAATATACTTCATATTCTACATTCTTACCTATTACTTTAAACATATTATTCCTTTAAGCAACCATCCAGTGATCGCCTTCTTTCAATTCAATTGATTCACTACCATCGTATTCATTTACTTTAAACAATGCACCTTCTGGTATCCACTCTATTGTCAAATCTCTCATGCCACCTGTGTAGATTTCAGGATACTTCAATTCTACATAAGTAGCCAGTTCATCCCACTTTTCTTTCTCAACAAACTTTACGATTGCTGGATCAAAAAGAATTTCTGGATGTTCATAATTCCATGTGTACCAACCTGCACCGAAGCCAGGACTGTACAATACTGCTACTTTACCATCTTCGTTCAATTTGTTCATACATCATTCCTAAAAGTTCTCCAATCATCAATGTTTGGCTTTTCATTTTCATCATACGTCCAACCTAGTGCCTTCATCATACGATGCTTGACTAGCAGGTTTGGACTGCGCCATTTGCCCACATCATCGAAACCCATCATAACACCTACTTCGCAAACTGCGCCACTACGGCACACACCTGCATAACAATGAACAACAACGTTCATGCGATTCTCTAGTGCGTGTTGCAATAATCGAACCAGATCCGCGGCTTGCTCATGGCTACATTTCATTTCTTCTTCAAGCACTTCGTCTTTTTCTTCAACGTCAAGGAACTCAAAATTGTGCCGCTCTTTGAATTCATGTTTGGCTTCAGGGCGCCAGCTTGCTGGATCCACAATACTAATCAACATACTATTTGGGCCGGCATTGTGATGAAACCCAATTGGGATATCACTTGCGGCTACGTTTTCAATCCACGGCATAATTATTCCTTTATCTTGCAATTATACACAATTCGGGAATAAATGTCAACTACAATTTAGCTAATATACTGCTAGTAGTATAGTCTTCCTCACGAATCGCATGGTGCTTTAAAAGTGCTAACTTTTGTTCTACTGGCAAAAATCCCCATTCTCTTTCTACTTTAGTGTGATTTTCATCAAAATAGTTCTCGGGTTTGGGTATGCTTGCAAATGCTGTGGGTCTAACAATAGCATCTTTGACCCAATCAATTAGAGCCGTATGTACTCCAAACTCAGTAGCAAGTTTTAATATCTGTGATTGGCATCCTATTACATCAAGGTATGCATGTCGTGTACTCATTATATTATGAACTTCACTTGTGGACATCATAAAATGATCTTCGATCCCTATGTGTTTATTACCATCCGGGCCGTGTTGTGGCTCATATCTAGTAACATATAAAGTATTAGGTTCAGGTAGTGACACAGTTTTATTTTCTATTCGTTTGTATATAATATCAGGTCGTGTATCAAATACTGCATCATATATTATCTCACGTTCACGTTGTTTTTTATAAGGAATGATTGAGTGATTCAAGTGACTGGGGCCATGCCAAGAAGTGTAATATAATTGGTCTGGGTGTATAGGTAAAAATTTAATTAATTTTTGATTATTATCTTGAAAGCTATCTGTAATCCTTTTAGAAAACATATTCTCAAGTTTCCAAGTAACAAAATAATACTCAACATTCTCTGCTATTGATTCGTAAAATTTAAATGCTTCTTTATGATTATAGTCCCATGTCCTATAATGACCCCTAAGAATGACAGCAATATTTTTCATAGTAATTTATTTTCAATACAATATTTGTACATATAGTCAGCCCAAATAGCATGACCTTTACTGTTAGGGTGAAAGACTTCAAACACATCTTTTGCTTGTGACAGCATATAGTGATGCATCGTACCTAATTCAGGATGATCTTTATGAATAAACTTAACACTATCAATTGAATCCCACAATAATTTGTCAGATTGTGTTATTGTTGTAAACTTCTCTTTATACTTCTTATCATCCCATTGATTAATCATTTGAGTATGATGATGGTAGAATGCCTGATGCATAACATACTTGATGTTCAAACTCTTTAGCATTAGTTCTGTTTGCCATACTTGTTGTATCCAACGATGTAAGAACTCACCTTCATTCCAAAAGTTGTCAAAGTATAATCGCATGAACTTATCAATGTCTTTATCACTGTGATCTTGATCCATACTCCAAGGGCCAAACTCCATCCAATTGTCTGCGCCCCAACGTTCTTTGTAATAAAACTCTCTACGCTCAGGACTACTCCAACCTATTGTGATAAACAACTCACTTGTATCACGACCTGTAGTATATCCCTCATTAACAAGAAATTCAATCAGTGTACGAACGATTGCGTCATTACTACGACTAGGTTTACTTAAGTCAACTATCTCGGTTGCACCAATACTATCAGCAAACAAATTTAAATATCTGTGCTTTAATCTGTATTCAATATTGATAGGTTTTAATTGACGGTCAAATCCTCCACCGGGAAGATTCATAATAGGCACGGGTTCTTCTTTAGGATCAACTAACTCTGCACCCCAGCACCAACTATCACCGCATCCTATTAATCGCATCTTAACTCTTTAATCTTTTCTACGTAGTCACTACATATTGCGTGGCATACTGCATTGCGTGTTACTTCAAGTGTTGGATCCTCATGTTCAGGCATCACCATCACACTATCAATGCTTAGATAATTGCCGGGGTTAGTCCAAATGTATTCATTGCTTGTTAATGTAAACTTATCTGATTCATGCCAGAAATAATTATGTTTAATAGGTGAATGACGTAACCAACATAATGCTTCTAAGTTTTTTGCGTGTATCCAAAATCTATCATTACAAATGTATTCTTCTGTAACGTTAATTTTAGGGCCATCATGACCTAAATACAATCTATTGTCAAATACCCACATGTCTATCTCACAATCATACCCTTCAATCAATGCTTGATTAATTTGATTAGGCATGTTCTCTAATCTAGGATTAGGACCTTTAAATAACCCACGATGTGCTATGTATACCATAATGTTTTTAGTTTTTCCCAAGTATCTTTATAACCACTAGCGACTTGATAGCATTTATTTTTAAGTTTTTGAACCAGGGGATAGTCTATACCACCAGGGGTGCATTTGTCTCCAAAAAAGAAAGCGTCCATAGGACGTAAATCAATTAAGTTTAAGCAAGCTGCCTTGTTTGCACCCTTTAAACATATATCAATACTAGTATTTCCACCTAAATATGCTTCAAATCTAGGAAATTGTGCCACAAATGCTTTTGCTAACAGTCTTCTTTCATTGTATTTGTTGTCCCACTCAATATATGAGTTGCGTTCATTCATAGTGGCGTTACGTCCTACAACAGATATATTTAAACTACCTACACGTTGTTCTATGTGATTACCTGTTTTAGTGTGATATGGACTCTCTTGTATATAACTGTTTAACCAATATAATTCATCGACATTCAACGTAAATTGATTTATTTTATATTCTCTACCCTCAATAAAAATTTGATTACCCATACAATGAAATTGCATTTTTGCATTGTTCAGAATTTCTAACCCTATTTGATTTACTGTAGATAGTCTTTCACCGCCAGTAATAATATAATATTCTTTATCTTTGCTCCAATCAACAAACCAATCATGGAATTCAGGGTCAATCTTTTCATTAGTATTACACAATACTCCATCAACATCAAACAGCCATGCAGTAATCATACTACGTATTTGTCTCCGGGAACACTAGGTGTCTTAACACACATCACTGTGCAATCTTCATGGAAGACAGGGTCTGCTACTTCATTAGGAGCTACAATGAATGTATCACCTGTTACTAACTCCACACCACACATACGCATACTACCAGAAATCAATACATTGTATTCTGTAGCAATCTTGTGAAGATGTGCTGGCCAAATCTCACCCTTAGGATGAACTCGTACACACACTTCAAACTCTGTTGTGCGTAACAAACTCTTTTCAAAATCTCCTATAATCCAACCACGTTCATGGTCAGATAACTTACCTGTTATCATATAAATATTTCTCCAAATCTTCAGGGGTACCTACCGGGTTAAATTCTGAATTTTTTATTCTACACACACCAATATCCATTCCTTCTTTTATTAGATAGTTGTATGTTGGTGCTATATAATATTCCCCGTTTGCTGATTTTTTATTGTCAGCTATCATATGTTTTGCTGATTCAAAAAAATATTTTGAATGTTTCCAATAATGTATTCCAGTCAATGCATGTTTACTAATAACTTCTTTCTCGGCAAAATGTATTGCAAAACCATCTTCTGTTTTTACATAACTATGTTTTGGGTCGTTATCAGTTATTGTAACTACTGCACCATCATATGTTCTCATTTCAGAAATTACATCATACGCATTCCAATTCATTATCTGGTCACAATTTGCAATTATCAATTCATCATTTTTATCAATATAATCTTTCATAATTAATGCAGATGCAGCCGCGCCATTAGGTGTGTAATTAACTGAAACAATGTTTGGATCAGGACATATACTATAAATTGCCCCTATTGTTTGTTGCATAAACTCGTTGTTGCGAACAACAAAATGATACTTACCAGTAATTCCTAAACTTTCAATTGCCCTAGCAATCATAGGTTTATTATTTATTGATATTAGCGGTTTTGGTAAACTGTGGGTATTTTTAAATCTACTGCCTTCACCTGCCATTGGAATTAAAATATTAATCATACAGCATATTTATTGTATTATAAATACACAATGACTTTTCCCATAATTCCTAAACCTAAATCAATTGATTTACCTGCAAGGAATATTGAAGTGGATTATGAAAAAGAAATCATTGAGATTCCTAATTTAATATCCCCTCAATTAGCTAAGGAATTAAAAGAGTTTGCTAAAGATAAAGTTACTTCTGGATTACATCGCCGAGGAAGTAAGAATTTTTTCACCAGTGCTTCTTTTTATACATGCCTAGTATTCAGATATGATAATCCTATATATGAAACATTGGATTATGTTTGGGATCAATACGGTAAAAAGATTTATTCTGATATACAATTTATAGAACCATATGAAATAAAGATGTATATTGAGGGTGATAAATTTGATAGTCACCATGATTCTTGTGGCAATCTAGAAACAATGATGTATAGAAAACTTAATTTAATTATTCAACTATCTGATGAATCAGATTATGACGGCGGTGAACTATCTATAGGTTCTTATAAGTTAAGTAAGGCCATGGGTACAGGTATTTTTTTTCCGGCTGACTCATATCATGCAGTTACTACTATTACTAGTGGTACTAGACTTAGCTTGATAGGTCATGCATGGAGCCCATATACAAAGCACCTATAAAAAATGGCCAATTACTGGCCATTATTTTTATATATTTCTAATTCGATTAAGATATTCTCTACCGACTAAACCTTTTTCAATTTCCATCAATGCTGTAACCGTAGGTCCCGCTTTAGTATTAAGTGTAGAGCGATGTCCACGCTTTAATTCTCTTACCCGTTGTGAGGCAATGAGAACTAAATCAAAACGATTCTCTACCATATTTACAGCTTCTTCACTTGTGTATCTTGCTCTGCTTTCAGTCATAGTTTCTTTCTTTGGTTAATAAACTTGGAGCGGCTAACCGGGTTCGAACCGGTGACATTCACGTTGGCAACGTGATGCTCTACCAACTGAGCTACAGCCGCATTTAACTTGGTATCATTTTTGGCAAGTAAGGTACTGCTCTAGGTCCATGACGTTGTTGTAATAGCATACGTGCTTCTTCAGCATTGTTTGCTCCTACTCTGTCTTTGAACTCTTTGCCGTTCACTCTTACTGTTGCTTCAAATAATTTCATAATCTTGGTGGGTCGTGACAGGTTCGAACTGCCGACATTCTGCGTGTAAGGCAGACGCTCTACCAACTGAGCTAACGACCCAAAATTCTTTAACCACCCTGGTTACTATCTTTAACATTACCCCAGTCAATGACTGTTTTGTTTTTATCTGTCATGTCTGGTAATGGGGGAGGTATATATGGTTCCTTTGGTGGTTTTTTACCAAATATACCTTCATGTTTTTTTGCTAATTCTTCTAATCTAATACTAGATGGTCTTGGTCTACTACCTTTACTCATTATTTTCTCCTGTCAGATATTTATATAAATAATTTTATGACTGAAAAAACTTGGTTCGAAGGATACAACGACTATAAAAAATGTACAGCTACATACGATGATAATGGAAAACTAAAACATTTTCATACTGAGATACGTGATGTTGAACTTATGGACACTACCAACATCTACGAAATTCTTAATAATCATTTAAGCCAACGTCAAACAAAAACAGTTGAAGTTTGTTTCAGTGGTGGACTTGATAGTGAAGTTGCACTATTAAGTTGCATATATAATAAAATTCCGGTTAGAGCAATTACAATGCGAATCTATACCGGTGAAGTACTAATTAATACACATGATGTTTACTACAGTGAAAAATTCTGTAGAGAACATCACATTGAACAAAAATTTGTTGATTTGGATATTGTAAAATTCTACGAGACCGGTGACTATCTTAAATTATTACAACCATATAATATAAAGATTGCAGGTGCAGCCTTACATCTTTGGTTATTAACACAATGTAGTGGGTTCACTATATTGGGCGGCGATTACTCTTGGCCATGGGTTATAGAACATATAGTAAGTCCTCATCAACATGGTCATAATATGTATTATCAATTTATGAAAGATAATGGTATTCATGGAATTGGCAATATGCTTGGATACAGCCTTGATAGTAATTTGCAATTTATTAAATCACATGTAACAGTATACGACCATGACAAGCATGATCCTAATGCTAGATTTAAGTTGCCATATCTTAAAAGAGACATATATCATAATTTAGGTTTTATGAATTTAGAACCTAGACTAAAAGCATACGGATTAGATATGGTTCCACCTAGACCATACAATGATGTATGTATTGAGATGTTTGGTGATAGTATCAGTTCTATTAGTTGGGGAAATAAAGTTAGTGACCTAATAGGTTCAACTGTTAGGTATAACGATAAATCAAGATAATTGGTCGGAGTACAAGGATTCGAACCTTGGACCTCCTGGTCCCAAACCAGGCGCACTACCAGGCTGTGCTACACTCCGAAATTGGTTGCGGGGGAAGGATTCGAACCTCCGTCTCCCAGGTTATGAGCCTGATAGTCTGACCTCTGACGTACCCCGCGATATTATTTTTTCCATAAATGATTGATGCGTTCTGGCATCAAATAATCATTTCTGTTTTGTAAAAGAGTTAAATCATTATACTCATCTTTTCCCTTCCAGGGTGCACCAAGTGCAAGAGTAACTTTAATTTCATTTGTTGTGTTTATCATGCCATGGGGCCAACCACCGTCCATGATAAACGCTTTGTCTGTATCGGGTGCAGGAATATTACCTTTGCCAGTTACCCAATACAATGTATCAGTTTTACCTTGCAACACAATACGAAACTTGTGTTGCTTTGTGTTAAGTTCATCGGGAGAACAATCAATGTGTTCTTTATTTGCAACCCCGGGTTCTGTTACTAATGCCATTACTCTTGTTTTACTACCTAACCAAAGAAAGACATAATCCTCAAACCAATCAACAATTACTTTAGGAGCATACGGTGTCCATTCAAAACTACCATCTTGATTATTACTAGCACCAGTACGACTTCCACCGCCGTTCTTTGTCATTAGCGGAAACATTTTTGTATATCTGTACTCATCCCAAAAACTTAAACTATCATCAAGAGATAAAATTTCTTGAGTAGCTTGTTTTTTATCTATCATTGGGATGCTATCGATTGTAGCAAACAGTATATTATCAGCCGGTTTGTTCATGTAGTATTTATTGTATCAATCACAAGTTTACGTTAATTAGTGTCTAGCTACTCACACCACATGAGCCCTAGACTGGGTGGTTACCCCGTCCACGTATTTTTCTATTTAGACAGGTTAGCGTCCTGCCTTTGTGATTCTTCAAGTCGCCCATGTAAGCGGGCCTTGCGGCAGATCCAATGCGCCGTGCTCTTATGGTTTGGCAATTACCCACTTTAATTAACAGTACAAAGTGTAACCCGGGTTTTCTTACCAGTAATACAAGTGAGGCTTGCGACTCACACTAGGGTATTCAATGATATCTAAATCATTAACATCTACTTTTAATACAGTTTTTTCCCACTGCCGACCTTTTGCTCGTTGAGGTTGATTCATAAATTCACGAATCCACCACATCGGTGTACTCATCCAGTGATGTTCTGTATCTGCATTTTTCTTTTTCTTAGTTAATACTCCCGGATACTGTAAGTAACCAATATACTTACGATCACCAGAAAAATAATAACGATAGTCCCATGCTTCCTCAGGATATCTGAGTTTACTAGGGAGGTCTTTATACGTTCTAGACATGTTGTTCTCCTTATCTAAAATCGCATATTAACCTCGCTTTCTTTATGTTTGGTGGACTACCTAAATAGGCCTCTTGCTTGTCTACCTCTACCCTTATTCCTAGCAACAAATGTTTCAGTCTGACTATGACAATTCGGGCATAACAATCTTAAGTTTGACGGAAGATTATTTCCTGCATCGCCGTCTATATGGTCTAACTGTAATGCTAATGCATTACCATTGTGTGTTCCATCGTTACTACATAATACACACTTATATCCATGTAAATGTTTCATTATTCTATGAATGGTTCTTCTATTAGATAGTTTTCCCAAAAAGAACTTTGGTAAAGTTATAGTAGTCAATTGGTGACTTGCTTGACAAGTATTATCACAATACTTGTTCATATTAGTGCGTTTGATAGTGTTTTCTCTACCGCAACATAAACAGTTAAACTTATTCATAATGTAGACCTCTGTAGTATTTATACATCGGTCTACATTTTCTACTATTTGGTGGAGGATAACAGAATCGAACTGTTACGAAGACCTTGCAAAGGTCCCAGGCTCCCATTACATCAATCCCCCAAATTAAAATATACTTGATATAGTAGCATTGCTATCACGGATGAACCCGAATTTAGTCAAATGTATTTTAATTTGGTGCCCCAGGAGAGACTCGAACTCTCAAAATTTGGCTTCTAAGACCAACACGTATACCAATTCCGTCACCGGGGCGTTAAGTTTATTTATACTGAAACACACTTTATGCTTTGGGAATAACATTTCTGTTAAGCGACCATCAACGGGTACGAAATGTGTTTTAGTATAATGGAGCACTGAGAATACATGCTTACCGAGTAACACCTCAGACATTATTGTAAACCTTGCGAGCCTACTTTCTTCTGATTTCCACTAAGACTGTATTACTACATATCCTAGTCTGTTACCAACATCGCCGTTTTAAGTCAGGCATTAGACTTGACATGATATGCTATTCTACGCTTTCTACACCGTTGACCTTTAGAGCCATTCACAGTCGCTAAACTGTTACGATACTTCCTGCATAAACTGATTTCACCTTGCGAGTTACGTCAGACTTGATTGTGTTACCACTCAAGTATTAGATGTTTTTCACATACCACCGAGACAGACTTTGCATTTTTAATCGTTAGCGGGATTTGAACCTGCAATCGACTCCTTAAAAGGGAGTTAGCCTACCGTTAGCTTATAACAACCTACTGTGATGTGCTGTCTCAGTTGCTTCATACTCTTTTGGAATACAAAATACAACACGCCACGTACCTTTTTCCTCGCGGGATACTCAGTCGTTTTTTGCGACCAATGTCTATGTATTGCTACACATCCACTAACCACTCAAACTGCATACGAACTCTTAGGTGCGACCCTTCGAATCAATACACTACCTTTTCTCTTACCAATTGACAAGTTGGTTTTGTGTTGAGGTCAGCACCACCTGTTACTCTCTGTCCGCCTGTCTTACCCTCGCGGGAACATAAACAGACATTCTTTCCAACACACTTGCTTTACTGTTACATCCACCGGTTTTGTCAGTGAACGCACCCTCGCGGGTGAGAGCAGGCTTGCTTAGATGAACTATTACTAGCGCGGGTCTGTAGGAGACTACCGCTTTGGGCATATCACTATGCTTATTCTAATGAGGCTAAGCCCCCATAAATCTTAACATTGAAAAACACACTTTTAAACCTTCCTTCAGCGGTTAGTCGCTATCTCCCTTACTACTCGGGCGTATGGTAAGTATGTTTATCAATGCTAAGAAAATTCTTAGCAATAAATTTTTAAAGAACGTCACCGATTTCTCAGTGTCAATACAAGTATTGTATCAGCTTTTTGACTTATTGTCAACAACTATTTTTGTTGTTGTTGACCATTTTGTCGATTGGAGCGGGGTAAGAGAATCGAACTCTCAGCATTAGCTTGGAAGGCTAAGGTATTACCACTATACGAACCCCGCATAAATATACTTATGCACATCTACGATGCTATTACAGAAACCGGATTACATATCCATCTTTCAATGATGGAAGAAGAATCTTTTTACATCATGGTACATGATCTGGTAAACTTCACTATGACAATGAAGTTTTTCAATAGTGTTGAACCTGCAAGGCAATTCATTCAATCACTAGAATAATTTGGCATCCCCCGAGGGACTCGAACCCCCACGAACGGTTTTGGAGACCGACATGCTGCCATTACATCAGAGAGACATTCAATTCTTTTAGTTTGTTAAGATAGTGTACTTGACCTTGACTGACAGTTGTGCGCCAGTCATTTAATGAATCTTTATTAGCACCATCACTAACAAACTTATAACATAAAAATTCTATGTTATGTTTCTTACAAACTTTTGCAATAGCATATGCTTCCATATCTACTATATCAGCAGGAATAAGTAAGTTACTATCAGTGACAAAGTTATCACCTGTACTGCAAGTTAATCCATTACCATTGTCGATAATAATTGTATCTTCAAATGGAGTTTGACCAGGAAGACTACCTAACTCACAACACATCATATCACGTTGAACAAATTTGGACACTTGATGAAATCCTGACTTAACAGTAATTCCACCTACTGTACCAAAGTTAATAATACGATCAGGTTGATATTTAGTAATCAACTCAGCCGCTGTCATTGCGGCATTAACTTTACCTACACCAGTGAAAAAAACTTTCATACTGAAAGCCATATCAGGTGCTTCTTCTTTTAATGCAATTAATATTAAATCTTTTTTCATATATGTTCTTGGTGGAAGCGGTGAGATTCATTTTGGCGGAAGCGGGCGGAGTCGAACCCCCAAGGCGCTATTAACACTCGACTGTTTTCAAGACAGCTACCATCTCCAATTGGTTTGCGCTTCCGTTATTTTTGTATATCTATAACTTGACCCTTAGCGACAGGTTCTATTTTGCCTGTGTTATCGTAAAGGTATTGTACAACTTCTATGACCTTTTTATGTGTTTTAGGGTCTACTAGAATACGATATTCTGTGTTCCGATATTGGTTATAAACCATATCCCAACTGTTTGTTATGCTTTGAACTATCATATAGATATTTATACCATATAGAAACACACTATGAGAGGCTTGGTTAGAGGCTCCACTACCGGCCGTCAACCACGACGGGTGGGCGTGTAATGTGTTTTTATATGGTAGAAGCAGTGGGACTCGAACCCACAACTTACCGGTTAAAAGCCGGTTACTCTAGCCATTGAGTTATGCTTCCATAAGTCGTATGTTTGATTTTACGTGCCAATCATAGACCTACGGAAGTCTATGATGACACTATTTCTTACCTCGTTTCATGTCATTTTCCTTTTTAAAAATTAAACTTTTTCATATCCTAAGTCTACGCTTTCGCTGTAGTACCCATTAGATTCACCTAGCCATCGCACATCCACATACCCCTTGCGAGTATCAAATTTGTAAAATGTCCAAGTTACTGATTCGTGATATTCATCTTCGACTCCAACTGGAGCTTCTCA